AAGGCATCGGTTTTTAAAGCGGCATCCCAATCTGCCTGCCACTTCTCGAAGTCATTGTAATCTTGATCTTTCATAATAATTTATATAGTTATGAAATTATGGTTTTACTAACAATTCTCGAACTTTCTTCTGGCTGGGTGCTTTGCCACTCATAGCCCCATAATAAAATTGATTATACCAACCAGTCATTTTCCCACGATAGCTAGTATTGCCTTCCAAAAACCAATTGACAGCATACGCTGTATTTTTCAAATACACTTGACCTTCAATAACATCGGGCACATTAAAAGTCTTTCTGTTAAACTTTTTCCCCGCTCGCAATAAAATAGTGAACAAAGAACGTCGCATAGAAAAATTAGTCCACCATCTCGACGGTTTAACCCACACAACATCCTCTTGATTCGTTGGACCGAATTCTGTTTTTGGCGTTACATCTAATTTATCTTCAATGTGTTGAATAAATGCGGCAATATTTTTCAATCTGGTTTTTTCACTGCAATACAAGAACTTATCTATTCTGTAAGATTCAGTCTGAAACGCATCTCGACATTTCATCCAACCCGAAACCGTTCCTTTAGCTTTTTTCTTGCCTGCCAACAACGCAAAACTACCACTTCTACGTGTGTTGTAATAAGACAAATTAAGTTCTTCGAAATCAAATTTGCTATCAGAAAAATTTTTCAATTTTAGTGCCACAATACACCTCAAAGATTAAGTAAAGAAATGCTGTCCCAATGAGGATCAGCCGGAAGATACTTAGGATCACAATAATAAAATATTTCCATTTTGTATTTATAAGGTTTTTCCAAAACCTGCTCTCTAGTCATGCCATTCGCCATGTCTTCGGCTATTTCACGAGGAATACGAATTGAATCGCCTTCAGTTGCATACAACAAATTTTTCATGATTTGAGAGGCTGACACACCTTTATTGGGCATATGCAACAAGTCAATCATTTGTTTCTTTTCATTGCTAGATACGAATTCAGCTATTGCTGAATATCTAACCATAATTTGACCTTTTTGTAAAGTATGATTTCTGACATCGAAAAAATATTTACTAAAATTCGTTTCATCAATAATTAATTCAGGTTCAGTCATACTTCTAACACCTTAATTCCAAGATTGATAAGTTGATTGGGGTAACTCATTGGCTGGAATGCTTCCGTTTCATCCAATATTGTCGGTCTAGCCATAACCACAATACGATGATCTTTGTCTTTTTCTTTTGGCAATTCCTTCCAACGATTTTGTTTAGAAGGTGCATCAAAAGTATATGATTGCCAACCACCCTCTGGCTTTTTCAAACGAATGCTTAAATAATTGCCTTTTCTAACATCGTTTTCCCAATATTCTAATTCTTCTTTAAATCTATCATAGTCGTCAGACCAGAATGTAATAGTTTGCGACTTGGAATTTGCATCTTCAACTAAAACCGTGTAATAAATTGTCTTTTTATTTTTCGATTCTTTTCGCTTAGGGCGTTCCACAACATGTAGCTCACAAGCACGAACCGAAACAGTCTCGTCTTCTTCAAAATCAGAAAATGCTCTGTCGCCTTGGAAATCTGGACTGCTCTCTAATAAGTGTTTCCAACTAAATCCATAATATTTACTTTCAGCTACCTGCGGCACCTCGCACAAAAGCTCTTTCATGTCCGCAGTCAACACGCCACTCGGTATAAATCCTTCTAAAGGATCAATAATAACTTCTTTATTAGAATTAGCTATCGATCTTTTATATTTTTGAACCGCCTTCCATAACGCCTTCATATCCTCTGCACTAATACTATGCCAAGGGCACTCTGCATCCTGCGCAGCCTGCATCTCTGTGTGGAAATCTTCTTCTAAATCAAACTCCGCACCCCATGTTAAAACTTTCTCATATTTTGGATTTATTTCGAATTCAGTTACCTGCTTAGTCGGCATCTTACCTTTAAGTGCCAAAAACATTAAGAGCCATTTATTTCTAGGAGATAAATCTTCTTCGCCTTCTGGTCCGGTATATTTTTCCTCCATCGGCGACAAGATAGCTTCTGTTTCTATGATAAGCCTTTTCCGATTATCTGCCGCTCTTTTTTGAGCATCCATGAATTTTTTATGTGCTGCTTTGTAATATTCATAATATTCATATAATTGAACAGGCTCATCATCCTCAAAAATACGCAAAGCAATTAAAGCTTTTACCACATTGGCATCTGTGCCGAAACGATGTAGAAAATCTTCGAAACCTGAATAAGGTTGGTTGGCTACTATCTTTTCAGCGACTTCATCACCAATGCCTTTTATATTAGCAAAACCCATATAAATGGAGTCATCGGTAATATCAAATTTAACCTTTGATTTATTGAGCGTGACACGCCCAATACTTATACCCATGCTTTCCGCCTCTTGTCGGTATCCCTTGATTTTCGTAGCATCTTTTTCACAACTCAAAGTCGCCGTAAAAAATTCCAAAGGATAATGAGCTTTCAACCAAAGTAAACGACTAGAAATATACGCATAGGCAACAGAATGACTGTTTGATGTTATAATTCCTGTGGGCAATATAAAGTTGTGCGTTGGGCAGGCAACTTCAAGATCATACATTTGTCGTTTGCCCACGGCACGGACTCGTACAATTTTCCTAGACACCAAATTCCTGGTATCGGATATCCCAGCATGTAAGTTAGAACCTGGAACCACTCTTCCTTCATTGCTCCATTTGACGATTTGAAACATTCCATACCTGCTCTGATTAAAGTTATATTCTTGCGGGAAATTGCTTCTTCTTTGAGCATTTGATCCCGTTCTTGAATAATACTCCAAGGTCTGTTCCATTTCACAGGCCACGTCTCTTTGAAATGATGAGGACCATCGATTTCTATCCAAACATGGTCTTTCACAAAATCCACTTGTTTGCGAAATTCCCCACATCGAATTTTCGACATCTCCCATCCCAAAGTTGCTTTCAACCACTGTTCCATTCTTGATCGTTTGGAACTTTTCCAAGCTGCTTCGGTGCAGGCGGCAAACTTCTCTGGATTGTTTTTTCGCCATTCGCTCAACTGTTTCGCCCGAGCAGCCAATATTTCTGGTCTCGAAGAAGTCTTCTTCGCTGTCTCGGAAAAAATTGCTTTCCTTTCGGGAGACAAATTGTCTGCATTTAACTTCTCCATTTTGATCCGAATATTTTCGGCTTTGACAATGTTGCATTTGGAGCAGGTCTTTAAATGAGCCTCTCGCAATCTCCAAGTTACAAAAGTTTCTCCACATCTTGCCGTATGAACTATTGTTTCTCCATTGGGTTTTTTCTTCCAAGCCGTTCGGATACATTTCTCGCAAGACTTGTGATGAGCATACATCATTCTTTGAGAATTCACAATTTGTCCGCACCGAGTCGTCCATATATTTTTCATCCACGCTCCTATAGTTAGGGTCACTATATATAGTAGAGCGTGTTCTGCAAATTTTTCGTAAAGAAATTTGTCCTTCTGGAGTTAAAAATTTATGATCTAAACTACAAATTATTAAATATCCATCATCAAATGTTACTTCATAACCCTCTATAATCCCATGATTATGTAAAGCCACAACAGGTGATTTTATAGTTTCGCCTTGTTCGTTCACAGAATAAACAATATCACCAGGGACAAAATCTTCTATTTTCTTCAATCCTTTATCAGTTGGAACTAAAGTTCCTTTGGTCACACTTTTATTGAATCCGTAATCAGCAAATGCCTCAATTTGATCCCATAATCCTTGAACTTGTGCCTCAGTCCATCCCAAAGTCTTCTGTCCATTTTTAATGAACATTTCTTTGTATCGACCAAATATCTTGATTTTCTTTTTAGATACGGCTTTACGAACAATTTCGCAATGCATATCGGGAACATTCCCAACTACACGCAGAATCTTCATCAATTGTTCTTGGAATGCCATAACACCATAGGTCGAACCTAAAATAGGTTGCAACACAGGATGCAATTCATATTGTTCATAACCCCGTTTACGAGATACATAAACATCATGCATTCCCAAGCCCATCGGACCAGGGCGATACAGTGCCGAATAAGCTGCCAAATCGTCAAATGAATCAACGCCACCACGCCGCACTAATTCTCGAATGCCCTCACTGTCAAATTGGAATATACATTTCAATTTACCTTCATTAGCCAAAGCTAATGCGGCTGGATCATTCAAATAAGCCGTATCGCTCCAATCTGATTGTCCTGGCATGGCACAAATAGAATCGATACCATGTCGTTCTTTGATAATTTTACAAGCTTTTGCAATCTGCAAGAGGTTTATAATGGCCAATAAATCGAATTTAATCAATCCTAATGGACCTAAATCCGTCCCGTGCAAACCTTCAACGAAGGCAGAAACGTGAGCCCCATCTTTACCACGAACTAACGGAACCAATGTATCTATAGGGCGGCTAGATATGATGAGACCCGCCGCATGCATACCAGTGCCACGATTACGATTTAATAGCTTCTTGGCAGCTTCTGCTACGTCTGGATTTTCTTCACAATATTTCTTTAAATCAGGATATTGCTCCAATGCTTTGTCCCAAGTCAAAGCATTGCCGTCATCATCTTTCAAACCCATTTTAGTAGTAAGTTTTAAGACTTCACTACGATCTTTGCCATGCACCCGAGCCATGTCAATTAAAGATGATTTGATGCCGAACGTTGTGTAATTGCCAATAGCACAAACGTTATCGACGCCAAATTCTTTTAATGCCCATTCGGTTTTAAGATAATCCCGAACTACAGGCAAATAATCCATATCTATATCTGGAAATTCACCTTGAACATAAACTGGAGGTTCATCGATATCAAAATCATCGACTAAACCCAAAAGATAAGCAAAGAATAAATTGTTTTCATTCTTGGCGAATTTACATTTCTTTTTATATAGATCATAAAAATACTCAAACTCCATCAAAGCTTCAATTTCTTTGACTTCTGATGTGAGTCGATCAACAAAATTCCCTTGGGTTAACCCCAAGGCAACCATACGATCACGACAAGCGTGAAACAAAACGCTTTTAACATCTACTTCCATTTATTTTTCCTTATGGAAGTAGAATATCAAAGAATCTAAAGTCTGCCTAGACTAGATTGCAGATAAACCGAGTAGTTTAAAAACTTCGGTTAAATATTCAGAAGTAGCTACATTCGTGCCGCCATAAGTCTTTTCGGCATTGCCAGCTACATTAAGAGTTTCAATATTATTTTCTAAAAGCCAATCCACTACTTCTTGCGCCGGACGAGGATCATTCAAATCCACATCGATATGTGGCTTTTTATATTGTTCAATGGCTTTTAATGTGCAAATTTCACCCGGTGATTGGAAATTAAAAGCAAGACGAATTGTCCCATCGGCATCTTTAACATTTTGATATGTTCTGGGGACATAACTAGCTGAAGCGTGTTCTACAATACCATAAAGGCTCTCATATTGCGGTTTAGGACCATCCGTTGTAATCCAACCCTTGGGCATAATGCCGCCCGTAGGCAAACCAAACTTCTTAGCAGTCGCTAACCCTGCAATGTCGGCACCACTTTGAGCCCCTGATCTTACGAATTTAAGCATCTTTTTTCAACTCATATTCAACATGTTCTAGATCATTATCTTCAACCTCTACAAATTGCAACCCATGTGCTTGAAGTAGCCGATTAACAGATCGCATTACCTCTTGTGTGTGGCTATAAATATCATCAATGATATCACGCTCATAATAAGATTCGCCAACACCAATAGATAATTTAGTCATCTTTATCTTTGCCTTCAAAATGGGTAAAGCCAAAATTGTTTTTATCGTCTTCCTCAGAAGATACTTTTTCTTCCACCATGCTCTTTAAGCTTTTAATGACCCCATCATATGGATCACCTAAAATACAAACAGCAATATATAACTCCTTCAAATGAGCAACTGACATTTTCGCCGTATCTTTCACCCAGCGATTAAGATCATAATCGTGCGTCTTATCTTTAAACAAATGCTCGAAATAAAGACGACGAGAAGCTTCTTTAGGATGCGGCATTTTGTAACGACGATCAAACCGACTAGGACGATTAATGATTCGTGGTCCTAGTTTTTCAGGATAATTCGTTGTTGCCAAATAAACAACTTTATCAATTGATTCAATGCCATCTAGAATGTTGAGAACATCAGTTTCTCCCCATTCTTCAATCGTGGCATCAATATCCTCCATTAATACAACTAATGGGGTATCTTTTTGAATTGTGCGAATAACACGAATACATTCAATAAATATATTGGGCACACCAAATTTAATGGCAATCCCATTACGCTCAAATACATCCCGCAGGATTAATTTGATGGTGCTGCTTTTGCCACTGCCCGGTGGACCCCATAAAATAACGCCTCGTTTATAGGGCAATTTATTTTCTCGAAACTTAGCTTCTAATTCCCAAAATTTTTGAATTTCAGCAACAACACGTTGAGAATTTGTTTCTGGAAATTCCAGCAAACCCTCTGTATTGCAATCTACCTTTTCAAGAAAATAGCCTCGATTAGGACAATACTTTGGCTCCCATAAAGCCGGGCCAAGTTCATCATAAGTTCTTCCCGCAGGAAAGAATTTGATATTGTCTGTCGAAGTCCATTGTTGATATGCGCCCGAAGATTCTTCTTCTTCATCTGGTGCGTCATATTCGTAAGGACGTGGAGCTTTAATTTTAGCTTTAACAACCTTCGCTACTTCGGATGCCAAAATTTTATTTAGCTCTTTATTTTCTGTTTGTAATGACATAGCCTAATTTTATTAAAATCAAAAACAAAAATCAATATCAACTTAAATACTTTGTGTCAATCCGAGACTTCAAAAATGAAAAGTTCTGCTGCGGTGCCCAATAAACTCTTTTCCAACGAATCCCATGCAATAAAACTACCTTAACCAACATGCGATCAACCGGCAGCAACTTTGACGCCAAGACCGACATGCTGCTATCAGCACCCATAAATCGGTTGCAATTTTTCAATAATTCAATCGATTCCAACATACTCGTCTGACCCGATAAATCTACTAAACTAGAATGCGTGGGGATAGATTCTTTTTTATCATTTAAAACATATCCCTGAACTTGTTTATCTTCCAAAAATGATAAAACAGAAGCCCAATCAGCATCATCAAAATTCCTGGTCACTTCACAAGGTGATCCATCAGCATTTCTAAAACTGCCGCTGGCATATGGACAAATTACCACATAATCATCTGCCGAATTTGCCTCTTTAAGCCAACTCGAATTGTTATATGTTAAATTGCCTGCGGTGATTTGAGGGAACACATTGAAAATACTGCAATCCAACGATTGCAGTAATCCCTCCGAAGGATTCGGAATCAAATCTAAACAATCCTGTTTATATTTGAAATTGGAAAAATTTCTCCAATCATCCCAAACAATGACATGCTCAACATCATATACGGCACTGATTAAATTGTGAATAATAGAATGTTGTTTAGTGGCATAATAAACAGTTTTAAGCTTGCTTCTAAAAGCATCGCTGAAAAAACTATCCAAGGCAAAAATATCACCAATGCCGCCTGTGATAAAAATAGAGTCAGAATTTTCAAAATCCAACCGAGGTGTTGGATAATGATAATGCATTTCAGGCTCACAACCAACAACAACAATGTGTTCTTTTGCAAATAAATCAGCAAGGCTTTGAGCGAAACCAACCTCCACTAAGCCAAAATCAAAATCAGCATCTGAATGACGAGCCGTGCCAACATAGGAATAAACATTGGAATCAATCGCCCCAAATGTTAATTTGTGGGAACCTAGCTGAACTTCAAATGACGTTGGACCAATACGATACGCCGTCGCAATGTTGAGGATAGAATCCGTTTTGTATTCGACAAGATAATTAGAATGCAGTTCGCCGCTCTCGGTCAAAGGCAAAAGACAACAACCTGCCCCTTGCCCTTCGTTTTTGGGAATACACTCACGCTTATTTTCATCCAAAATCATTACATGCATGTAAGGATACATGTAATGAAAAATATCATCACTCATTCTGCTGATACCTTTGCCATTTTAACGACACTCTCATTCGAATCCAACTTGATGATTCTAACTCCACTAGTGGTTCTTCCTGTTTCTCTTATGTCATGAGAATCAATTCGGATACATTTGCCCGCCGAAGTCAAAGCCAACAAGCAATCGCCCTTCGAGACCGCACAAGCCCCTACCACATCACCATTTTTAACCAAAGTATTCTTTTTAATCACACTATAGCCTTTAACCTGTCGATTGGTCAAAGCACGATACTCTTTCGATGAAGTTCGTTTGCCATAACCGCCGCTTGTGACCACCAAAATATCTGGTACGTCTTTAGCGTCTAAAGTAAATACTTGGGCAACAGCATCATCTAAATCCAATTTCAAAGCACGACTACCTCTTGTTGCTCGTCCTTGGATCGGAACGATCTTCTCATTGTAACGGACACATTGCCCCTTGGCAGTCGTAATAAACACGTCTCGTTTGCCATCAGTCACACAAGCAAAAGCAACACAATCGCCCATACCCAACACAATCGCCGTAATACCACTATTTTTTCTAGTGGTGTCGTATTCACTAATTTCGCTTTTCTTAATGACGCCATTCGTGGTAACGATAACTAGGAACCCTGATTGCTCCAAACTTTTTACCGAAACCATATTCGTGACAAATTCATCAGCAGCCAAACTCAACAAATTACTAGCGTGAAGTCCTTTGCCTGTTTTTGAGCCCTGTGGAATTTCATAGGCTTTTCGTTGATAAACCAAACCACGATTGGTGAAGAACATCACCAAACTCTTACTATTGCTCTCAAACATTTCAAAAATGTTTTCTGGCTTATCAGATTTGCTGACAGCCATTGAGCCCATGCCGCCCCGTTGTTGAGTTTTATAGTTTTCCAATGGCACCGATTTAACATAACCATCGCCTGTCAACGAGATCAACAATTGTTCATCCTTGACCAAATCCTCATCGGCAATTTCTTCAACATCTTGGACCAATTGAGTCCGACGTTCATCCCCGAGTTTTTTGGCAATCTCTTCTTGCTCTTGAATGATTAACTTGGCAATTTCCCCAGGGTCTTTCAAAACCATCTTCAACCAAGTAACTCGTTCCTTCAACTTATTCAATTCTTCAGTCAACTTCTTGACTTCTAGTTTGGACAGTTGACGTAGCGTCAACGACAACACTGCTTTGGCTTGCTCAATGGTTTTTACATATTTTTTTGCCAGCAAATCATTTTCTGGATCATCCGATGCACGAATCAACTTAATGACTGCATCTAATACATCGAAAATGCCAATCAAACCTTCAAGGATATGAATACGAGCCAAAGCCCGAGCCAATTCAGCCGTGAATTTCTTAGTAAGAATTTCAGTGCGATGATCGACAAAAGCCTTTAACAACTGAATCAAACTAGCTTCTGGAACTACTTTGCCATCAATCAATACCGTTTGGTTGACCGAAATGAATTTTCTCAAACACGTTTGCTTGAGCAACTGATTCAAAATTAAATTAGCGTTGCCAGATTTGGCGACTTCAATGACAACTCGAATGCCAGTCTTCTTAGACGACAAGTTTTTCAAATCTGAGATGCCAACGATTTTATCGGTATCCACCAACTGCTTGATACGAACACACAATTCATCAGGGCTCGATTGATAAGGCAATTCAGTTACAATAATGCGAAAAATGCCTTTGGCATCTTTTTCAATAACATAAGTGCCTTCAAGCGTAATCCGACCCCGACCTGTCTTATAGTAATCTAGAACGCCTTCTTGTCCCAACATCTTCCCGCCTGTCGGAAAGTCCGGTCCAGGCATGATCTTTAACAGCTTCTCGGCTGTGATGTTAGGATTTTCAATATATTTTCTAATTGCAACAGCAATTTCTCTGAGATTATGAGGCAACATTTTTGTTGCCCAACCAACAGCAATTCCTTCACAACCGTTCACCAATAAATTGGGAAGCAAACTTGGAAGAATGGTTGGTTCTTTACGTTTTTCATTATAGTTGGGCACATAAGGCACAACATCATCTGACAAATCTGCCAACATGGCTTCGCCAAACCGAGAAAGCTTGCTCTCAGTGTAACGCATGGCAGCAGGTGGATCGCCGTCAGGATTTCCAAAATTACCCTGCCCAGTTAACAATGGATATCGCAAAACCCAACTTTGCACCAAACGATACATGGTTGGATAAACAACCGCTTCACCATGAGGATGATAATTGCCGCTTGTATCGCCGCAAATCTTAGCAGATTTCTCTGTAGCTGAGCCTGTTGAAAGTCCCAAATCGTGCATGGCAACCAATACACGACGCTGCGATGGTTTCAAGCCATCTCGGGCATCAGGCAAAGCCCGATCTTCCAAGCTCATGAACGCATATTGCGTGAATCTAGAATCTAAAGCTGAAGCTAATTCTTCTTCCGCTAAATGTTGATCTGCTGTCGTTTTGCTCATAAATCACCTAATTTTTCCACACGTTTATAACCGGCAGCTTTCAACAAATCAGGAAGAGTTCCGGCTTCCAAATAATCTTCAGTTTTCATGACAAGCCATTCGCCATCACAACCGAAATAAGCATCTTCATCACCAGCCGCATATTCTTTATAAGATCGTGTACAAGACTCGCACATTTGAGTTTCGTGAATCCAATCCCAAGCAGCATCTTCGTTGTCAAAGCCAGAGCGTGATCGATCTGATTGGCCTGCTGGCATGTAAACTGCCGTCCAACTCATTTTTTCACCACACTATTTACTTGATTGATGATATGTTCTTTTCGCAATTGAACATTGCTGCCCATCAACACAGAAACCATATGTTCTGATTCACCCACATCATTAATTTGCATTCTAATTAAACGTCGAGTTTCAGGTTGCATAGTAGTTTCTGCGAGTTGTTCGGCGTCCATTTCGCCAAGCCCTTTAAACCGCACAATCTTTACTTTGCCATTTTTAACCGCTGCTGTCATTTCTTTATCAGTCCAACAATAGCTTTTCTGTTTGCCGGATTCAATACAGAAAAGTGGAGGTTGTGCCAAATAAATATGACCACCCGTAACCAACGGTCGCATATAGCGATAAAAGAACGTCAACAACAATGTCGCAATATGACAACCGTCATCATCGGCATCTGCCATGATAATGATTTTATTGTATCTCAATCGAGCTAAATCAAAATTATCTTTGATGCCTGTGCCAATCGCCACAATCAACGCATTGATTTCTTTATTCTCTAGCAAATCAGCAATATCATTTTTCTCAGCATTGATGACTTTGCCTCGCACTGGCAAAATAGCCTGCAATTCGGGATCACGACCATCTTTAGCTGACCCAGCCGCACTATCGCCCTCCACAATGAATAATTCTGAAAGTTCTTTCTTTTCAGTATTGCAATCGTAGAGTTTTCCTGGCATGCGATTGTTTTTGCCAAGGATTCCTTTTCGTTTAACTAATTCAGCACTGCGTTTAGAAGCTGTGCGTGCCTCTTGAGCAAGAATAGCTCGCTCAACAATCTTCTTCAAAACTCCAGCATTTTTGTCGAAATAACTAGTCAAAGCCGCTGTGGCAACATTGCTCACAGCCGTTTCAATTTCGGTGCTTCCCAATTTAGTTTTTGTTTGAGAAGTAAATTCAGGTCTAGGAAATCGAACACTAACAATTGACGTAAGACCTTCCCGAATATCATCGCCATTTAAATTACTAGCGTTGTCTTTTAGCAATTTATTGTTTCTGGCAATCGTATTAATAACTCGGGTCAATGAATTTTTGAAACCAGTTACGTGCGTGCCACCATCAGAAGTAATGATGTTATTGCAAAAAGAAACAACCGATTCATCATCTTCTTCTGAATACAATAAAGCGAATTGAACTTGGCAAGAACCTGGACGTGAAGTGAGATCAACTTTACCTTCGCCATAAATTACTTCAGCAGGATAACAAGCGGTCTTAGCTTCACAAAGATATTTCGTGTAATCAGCGATACCGCCTGTTGAATGAAACGTTTCTTTGCAGCCAGTGGCATCATTTTGATAAGATATTTTCAAACCACGATTCAAAAAAGCCATTTCACGTATTCTGCGAATGACTAAGGTGTCGTCGGTTTTCACCCCATTTTTAAATACATCTTTATCGGCATGCCATGTAATCTTTGTTCCATGTTTTCCCTTTTTACATTCCTCGACTTTGAGGACTTTTGTTAAGGGTTTGCCGATGGAATATTTTTGTCGATAAAGCCAGCCTTCTCGACATACTTCAGCAATTAAACTATCAGATAAAGCATTTACACAAGAAGCTCCTACGCCGTGGAGCCCACCAGAAGCTTCATAGGTGCCGCCTGCTTCTCCAAATTTACCACCAGCATGCAGAGTAGTTAAAACTACTTCTAATGCTGATCGTTTTTCAGTGGGATGCATATCAACGGGGATGCCACGACCATTGTCTTCAACACTGATCGTTTCTCCGTCTTTTGCTACATGGATAAATATCTCAGTGCAAAATCCCGCCATTGCTTCGTCAACAGAATTGTCAACGATTTCCCAAATTAAATGGTGGAAGCCTTTTTTATCGGTATCACCGACATACATGCCGGGTGACTTACGAACAGCTTCCAAGCCTTTGAGAATAGAAATATGTGATGCGTTGTATTCAGGTGCCATAAATCTTTCCAAAATTTGAAATGTTGTTTGCCGATTATACCATGTATATCGTCAAATGTAACCCCAAACTTTAGAAGACTTTAGCGCAATCTCCCCAACGTCAAATGGAAGTTGAATGCTTTTTCAGGCAAACCTAATTCCTTTCTAAATACCCAAAGTTGCGGACACCAAACATCGAGCCATGCATGCATTTTATTATCACAACGAACAATATTGCTATAATAAAATTTTATCTTTTCGTGTTTGAAACCCCAAAGATGTTTATTAATTGGTTCTTCGCCTTTAATCCAACTAATGTGCGGACCCCAAGCGGTAGCTTTGTCAATAGGCATGCCCCATTTCAAACAAAGCCAAGAATAAAAATCAATGATGCCTCGATCACACATAACGAGTGACCACCAAGGCTCATATAATTTAGGATCAGACTTACGGGGATCATAAAGTATCCGACCGTAAGAATAATGTGGAAAATATTCTTCGTTTCTGCTGCTCATCGTTCTTCATCAAATTCCATATTTTCTATGGAAATCGAGTTCTGCTTGCTTCAGGGCATTTTTTATGGCCAAACTTGATTCTGAACATGTGAAAAAATCTGACCCATGAAATTGTCGAAGGATTTTTTCTTTTTGATATTGCATGTAACTTTTTTTAGCCTGTTCGATTAGTTGCAATAATTCTTTGTCATCATCGTCATCATCATCGTATTCCTCACCAAAACTCCCACCCATCCCATTGTAATGCGGCATGCGCCTCCTATTCTTTTGTTAATTTGCATCCTAACTGTGCATCCCCATTACTTTATTTTGTGACCCTTTTTCGTGCATCATAGTTATGAACGGGTGGCGTCATTTTCTACAACTGCACGACAAAATTTTACAACTTCCTCCCCATCCCAGCCATTCTTCGCATATTGTGCAATCAAAGAAACAAACTGAACATTACCTTTAACATATCCTTTAGAACTATCAATACGATCCAAACTTGCTTGATCTGGTCTTGTCGGAATACTAAATCTTCTGTTTGTTGTAGGAAGAATAAATAAATTCCAACCAGTAAAAGGACAAAGACCTTTTTGTTTGTCCCATTGTATTTTCAAATCAGTTAATGTAATAGAAAATTCTCTTTTGTCTGATCTTGATTGTGAATGCCTCTTGCAAGAATTAAACAAACATCGAAAAGCAGAGAACTCATCTAACTCATGTCCTTTTTTTAATTTCGAAACATCTTTGTTTCTTTTATCTCCGAAATTATCTGCATTGGCTTTGCCTGCACATGATAAAGAACAATATATTTTTCGACTATTTTTTTTACTCCGATTTACTTCCGCAGGTCTTCTTTGAAATTCATTCCCGCAGACTTCACAAATTAAATTTATCATATCCACCTCCAAATATAAAATATATAGTGGAGGCGGACAAATTTCAAATAAAAAAACTCCGCTCGACTTTGCAAAGTCGAGCGGAGTTTAGTGGAGCCGAGGGGAATCGAACCCCTTTCTTCTGCAACTTATAAAAAGACCTCTACGTGCGTGTCTTATTGTTTTCGCTTTCGCATCTCATTGCATTAATCCACATAAAGCTAAGGATTTAATGCAACCAGCAGAATCTTTGTCTCGTTCTAGTATCTCTGCGTGAACTAAAACCAGTTGAAATTTGCAACAAGTTTTCGGACGCCTTCAACGAGCTTCCTAAACCTGCTCGCTACTTCTTAGGCAGCGAGAGCATACTGAGTTTCGCCGGTTAAGGCTTAGACGATTTTTTAAGTGGCCTTTCGTCCAACCACTGCACGCCATCTGATTACTACATTGTGAATCGATGCCGGTACGGCCCCAAAATTAAACCAAACCCCTACGTTCAAGAGGCGATAAAATTATAATTTTATCGCCTCTTGAACAGGTCACCTCGACACTCGCCACCTATTTCTAGGGGCAGGGGAGTTGCATCAAAAGGACGCCTCATGTTCCACTAGCCAGTCGCCATCTGGACATTCTAATCCCCTTATCTTGCGGTCGTCTTCACCGCCTTACGGTTAAGCCCAGGCAAGCGGGCACTTTAGCGTCATGAACTAGGTGTCAACAGTCTTTTTTCAACCTCTACCCGTGTCCAATTGTCCTCACATCTTATCAAAAATCGGTTTTTCGTCAAGAGCTTTCTTAATGGAGAACGCAAATGCCGGAAAAACCGAAACCCACATTCGCCGCTTTCGCCGCTTTCTCTCTGCTTTTGACGTGCCCCACGCTAGGAACTTTCGTTCTTCGGTCGGGTAGTTCAATTATACGCCAAAAACTGAGTTTGTAAAGCGGCTCCAAAAAAATTTCTTGTTACTCCTATCTATGCTGTGAAACTGGGAAAATCCACAGTTTCTCTCATAGATAATGCAGAGCAACAGTCTACATAATAAATCAAGGAGGATCATGAATAAGAGTTCAACTGATAAAGTCATAGCAGGAGTTTGCGGCAGTTTAGCTCAATACACTGGAATCGATTCATTTTTCATCCGAATTGGTGTTGTATTGGCTACTTTAAGCACTGGAATTGTTCCAGGGATATTCGTCTATGTAATTGCTGCATCATTAATGAAATAAATACCCGTAACGGAGAAAATAAATGTTCAAAAAGTTCACGAATTATATCGAGGAAAGAAAAGAAGGCGTCGATGCCAAAAGTGGTTTAGTCGGATCGCCAAAAGTAAAATTAGTTGCCGATTACGACGGTCCTGATCCTCACAATCCAACTAAAGGTCAAGGACAAGGCGACCTAGCACCTTATAAATCTGCCAATGGTAATGCCGCTGCTCAAAAAGCAGAAAAAGGTGGTTTTGCCGATTTAGGTGATAGCAAATTAAAATACGAACCTGATATGAAAGACGGCAATTCTAAATTAACCGCTCTTGGAAAAGAATTAGGCGGCGATTGGCCAAAAGGTGGCAAGCTTAGCAAAACCGAACAGTTTTTAAACAAAACCAGCGATCTATCAGCAAGTGAATTTGCTAAATATATGGCTAAACAATCTCGGGATACATTTGACAACTTGCCAACCGTTTCGATTGATGAATCTGGTCATCCCCATCCATCTGAAGCAATTCACTATATTGCCGCTCTTTCCACTAAGAACAAGAAATTCATTGAAAACCTTATTTTTGATATGAAACGAGCCGGAAGTCTTGGTCGTTTATTAGAAGCCGCTCTAGAACATCCAGAAGCTTATAAAGAATTGACTCGTTTATTCGGTGATGAAAAAGGCGAAAAAAGAGCCCGTAATTTAGCCCGTGCTATGGCACTAGAAGCCGTTGGTCCCCCAATGGGTTTGGGCAATGGCGAAGCAAATGCCGATGGCGATAGAGATATGGACGACGATAAAGTCGAACCAGAAGATGATGAATTAGAAGACGATGACGATGAAGAAACTGATCCAGACGAAGAACATGATGACACTGACGAAGATGACGATGAAGAAGAAAACGGCGACTTCGACGATGAATCAGATGGCGATCTAGGTCATGACGATGAAGAAGGTTCTGATCCATTTGGAAAAGATGATGAATCGCCAGATCAAAACGTCAATCCAATGAAAAAGAAACTCCCGCACGAGCATCTAAAGGATGCTTTGCAAAGAGCATTTATGAAAGCCTTCATGAATAAATAAATCTAAGCCCCGCAAGGGGCTTTTTTATTTCCAATCCCAATTAGCAACATAAGTTAGAAATCATTAAAAAGGACAACTTTCTGCAACTTGTTCCATATAAATAGGGTCTGATGTAAATTTAGTTTTCAACGTTTTACCACCACGAGCAGGGCTAAGAAATCTAGAAAACAACAGATCATGTTTAATAGAGTCCACATCATGAATTCCTAAACAATAAGCCACTAAACTCCCGCAGACACTGCCTCGCCCAGGACCAACCGCTTCAGACCCATCACCCCAACCTAGTAATTCAGGGCATTTCCTACGAGCTTCATCCGTCATTTTCTTTTGAATCAAAAAATAAGAAGAAAAACCTTTCTGAGTAATTAGCGACAATTCTTCTTCTATTCTTTTTCTGTAATCGGTCTGTTGGGGCAATCCTCTACGTATAAATCCTGCAATTGTGGCTTCTTTGAGTTTCTGATCGGCGGAATCAAATTGTGGCAATTTAATTGTTCGATCTAACTGCACTCCCCTAGCTAATTCACAAATTGCAACTGTATTCTTTTTAGCCTGTTGCAACAAATCGAAATCAACAATGTCACTATAATGTGACCGCCACTTGGCAGTAATTTCTTCTTCAGATTTCATCCACAGGTTTTGATCCTGTAGTTCGAACATATCTGCTGTTTCATCTTCCTCAAGAGCTTTTTGGATATCTTGAATCGTCTTCCCAGTTTGCACCATCAAGGTCAAACGTTGCATTTTACTATCTTCTTGCAGACAGTAATGGCAATCGTTGGTAATAATTAATGGAATGCCATATTTCAAATGTGCCCGAATAATAAAGGCATCAAATGGTTTTTGTTTAGCAAAATCTAAGAACATAAGTTCCAAGTAGAAGTTTTTGCCAAACATCGCCATGTATTTTTCGACCATTGCAAACCCGGCTTCATCGCCGCCACGGTCGAAAGCTTGACCAATTTCACCGTTGTAACAACAACTAGTAAAAATGATCCCTTCTTTATATTTCAGCAATTGTTCATGGTTTACTCTAGGACGATAGTAAAAACCTTTCGTCCAGCCCCATGATGACAATTTAACAAGATTAGAATAACCTACATCTGTATAGGCTATTGCCAATAAATGATACGATTTTCTGAATCGTTTTTTAGCTTCGGGATCGAATTGTTTGGCAAACTCACCACCAGCTTCACCTTCTTTTAATTCTGGCTGCTGTGGGTTGACATACAATTCGCAAGCGAATATGGGATTTATTTTATGTTCTTCGCAAGCACGAATTTGTCTTGGAATAGAACCCATCACCCCATGATCGGAAATACACAGATATTGCTGATTTATTTGTCTGGCACGTTCTGCATATTCTTCTACTGTCCCATAGCCGTCGAGTAGAGAAAATTCAATTTTGATTATCCCCCGAAAGAAATTCTTTCGGGGGATAATCAGTCGGAGTGAAGATGTAAATGCTCAAAGCCAACGCATTTATCCTTCACTCCGTCTCCCTTCTTTATAAAAATGTCCAATTTAAATACCTTTATGTTTCAACCAATTAACAAATTCTACAGTGGAATATTTAGCACCTTTAACATTGTTCGCATGTTGCGATAAAGGCTGCAAATTGTCAAGAGCATTTATGATTTTAAAATCATAAATGCTGTGATCTAAAAATGCTTTTATAGGGAAAATATGATCTACATGCCAAATGTTATTTTTTACATTATCCCAATTTGGATGTGATTCAATATGTTTCTGCAATTGTTTGTAATCATATCCCAAAATACTTGCTGTTTTATTATCTTTAACACGACCTGTTGCTTGCAATGTGGCCATTACTAATCCGCAACAACGTTTTCTAAAAAACAAATTATTTTCAATTTGTTTTCTATCTGGATTCCAATTTGGATGATTAGCAGTCAGCCACTTAACAATGTTATAATTGATCTAATGCCGTCGATAATAGAACCGCCGCCATCCCAATTTGAATTTACCTGAGCAATGAAATCATGAACTGCATCTTCTTCTGCATCACGTTCATTAATTAGAACTATAACAGCATCTGACAAATGCACGTTTTGATCTAAATTTTTACAATTATCTATTAGCAACTGACTAATTTTAGCACATTCGGTGCGGTAGGAATGAATGATTTTATCCTGTTCATGCATCGCATCTGCTTGTGCAACAATTAAAGCTTTATGATCTTTGATTTTCTTTTCAAGATCAATAACATGTTGTCGCAAAAGCTTATTTTCTTCAGTCGCCATCCAGAAATTAGACATTATTTGGTTCCTTATAAGCTTCTTCTACTATATCACATTCGTAGTCAAGTTCAATATACGTACTGAAAGAGGGCCATGCCTGCCAAGATATTTTTATTTCACCCGTTTTATAATTAATAGTGCAATTTTCGACATCAATTGGCTCGGACACTTTAAACTTAAATTTACCATTTTCATCAATTTGAAAACTATTGATTTGCACTCCACCTACAGCCACTCGACCCATTATTGTTCCTGCATCCGGTAGGTATTTCATTGCAGAGAAACAAGTTTCATACCGATCATTGCCAATCGTTACAACTTCATTTTGAATAAGTTGTCGCTGATAGTAAAAAGGCTCAGCTTCAATTTTTATGGCATCCACATGTGCAAAAAATTCTTCATCACTCTTTTTGTATTCCTCGTAATTCAATGTCTCTTGAATAGCCCAATCAAGCATTCTATCCAATACTTCAACCGCAGCAGCTTTATGCTCTGCTGGAATAAAAGATAACAATAAATCACGATCAGGATCAGCTATTTTATCAGATAAATATTCTGCGCCTGCATCGACACCCCAAGCTCCGCACGCCAAACCCCATTGTATGCCTTCAGCAACAACATTATCTTTTTTTTTCAACCAATGATTGACCATTATTCTGTCGTCCCTTTGCTTGCTTTGAAAGCTTCCCATTCTTGTTGTAAAGCTTTCGCTTCATCATCAATGGCTTTTAATTCCACTTTGATTTTGTCATAAATTTGCTTTAATTCATCTTGTTTGCTTTTCTTGCGATCAAAAATTTCTTTGATCTTCTGCGAGAAAACCTGAAACTCTTCTGTTAATAAAAATTCTAAACTTTCAGACATTATGTGCCTCCTTTTGTAATTTAAATTTACGCCATTTTATTTTTTGATTATCATCTCGATTTTTATCTTTTCCGTATTCCCAAACATTATTCTCTTTTTTCAGCCAAAGAACTTTATCTCTTGGGACTTCATATAATCTTTCAATATTTTCCTTGGCTTTGCCTTTACATTTTGCATATCTCCATGATGCATTTGCGGCATCTTTGTAAGCAATCCATGCCCCCAACGTTCCTTCTTTATTAAAAAGAATAAAATAATCTGGCGGGTGTTGTTGGGTTCCTTTTTTTGATACCTCATAAGAAAAATCAATTTTTCTACCCAAAACTTGAACCGTCGCTCTAGGAAAGGGGCAATAATAATTTTTACATTTTTCCAATGTCCAATCAATACTAGACTCTTTAATTTCTACTTCAAATCTATACCAAACATCAGCATCGGCATCGGCAAATTTAACCTTTAAATCAGCTTTCCAATCGTCTGTTTCCCAAGGATTGATATCTAATATTTTTGAACACCCAGCAAATTGAAATGCATCTGTAGCATAAGTTCGAGCCAAAATATCGTAATGAGCTAATTCTACATCATATTGTTTTCTTTGCGTCATAGTTTGCCTTTAAATTTTTCGTATATTCGCAATTGATCCGGTGTCTCGTGTCCCGCTGTCCCAAGAATGCCATCTGCAAAGCCCATGTAGATGGCTTCTTCGGCATTCAAAAACCAATCGCCTTTGTCTTTTATTTTACGGTCAATGTATGCTCTAATTTTAGTTTCATTGTATCCACGTTCTTTAAAAAATTTGCCCGTCTTCGCACGACGAGCAAAAATATCCAACATTCTCTTGCAAGAACGTTCATTCACATCAATCGCAGACTTTACTGCCATCGACGTATCACTCAAAGCTATCGATCCATGATGGATCATAAATTCACAATCAGGTGTGATAATCCGATAATCCGCAGCTTGCAATAAAATTCCAGTCATCGATGATGCTTGAGCATAGGCTAAGATAGATACTGGTGCCGTGGAAAAACGAATAGCATTGAACATCGCCATTCCATCATTCCACTCGCCACCCACACTATGCATATGAACCAATATCGGAGCTTCCGCATTTTGATTCAACAATACATGCAAATTCTTGACAAATGTCGTAGCCATCCGATAATCAACACCACGCTCAAACCCGTCTTCATCATCTCCCCAACAACTATGAAGATAAATATCCCTGGTATGATAATTTAAATGGTAGCTGTGTATATCGTTGATTAACTGCTCTAATTCCGTCTTCTTTTTGACTGACATGTAGGTCGTTCTCCATTTAAAAGTTCCCCTATATAAATAGAGTTCGACCATACATTTAACAAATATTAAATTAATAACTTTCTAAGTGCTATCACTGCTAGCATTTACGACAGTTATTCGACATTCTTGCAAAAGTCCATTTTTACCCCAATTGATGCTTTCAATGCTATATTGACTCTGATATCGAGGGTCAAATTTATGCATTACCTGTTCTTTCATTTGAAAAATATGAGCCTCTTCAATAGCCCACAAATGAACAGAATGACAATCATCAAATTGATAAACATCAATTCTTGGCAATGAACCTTGGCTTGGATCGCCTAGATCAATATCTTTGTAAACAAAATCATATTCTTCCACAGGAACCACATGATTCTGTCCATCGGATTCCAAACAAACAATATTTTTCAATAATTCAATCATAAAGCACCGCCGCTGTATCGTTAGAGGGTTCAATGTCTGCAATGATGATGTTATATATTTTTCCTAGCAAATCATTCATTTGACTGATTGCTTTTGAAAATTCATCACTGCCTAATTCTCCTGCGTATGCCACAGGAAAAGATCGTCCATAGACAGATGAAAACTCATTCAAATAAGCAACTAATTCAACTGCTGTGGATTTTTTCATCCGTTTTTGCTCCTTGAAACTTCATCTTCATATCGTTCTCGTGTTGTGATTCCCACATCACCATCGCCAGTGCCGATGCATTCATACACAATTTCATTGCCATCTCTATCATTCGTAGCCAAGAAAATCTCTCGACCCCAAAAGAAATATAAAGATTGCATAACTGCTTCCACATACGAAGAATAAAGCGTTTGCCCTTCATTCTTGTGCTGAAGCAGCATATAGCCTTTGCCACGATGATTAGGATCAACCATCACAATCTCTGGTAATCCACCATTGGCATATTTACGCATCAACTTAGATTTGATTTTTTTGAAATCACGATCTTCTAATTGGATATCGCCGTTAGGCATACGTTTCCAATCAAAAAATTCATATTTATCACAAAAATCAGGCGTGAAAAATTCATTCAATGCCGTCAAGTCATTGTAATGCTTGCGAACTTCAAATATCTTTTCTTGACCCAATCCAAGTTTTTCATCCCATACACGACGTTCTTCGAGATTGTCGCACTCATCATACATCGTGCCAAAACGTCCCTTATTCCAACGTTCTTCCACCTCCATAAATAGGCAAAAGCCAAGTTTATAAGGATTCGTGGAATATTTGCCGCCCAACACACCCATTTTGTGATGAGCATATTCAAAAATGCCAGAGTCGTGAGTTTTTTGACCCAAACCAACCAAGCCTTGACGGCACATAATTTGTTGATCGGTAAAGCTAGCCCAACCTTCATTGAGCATTTTTGTCAAACGTTGTGGAGCGAAATACATGCTTTCTTGATAAAGCATATCCACAATATCAGCCTGCCAGGGTTTCAATGGTGCGTTGTCACGAATAAAGCCCATGATATCTTTAGTGGAACCTTTAAAGATACCAAGCTCCGCAGCCACTTCTTCACGTTCAATTTTATCTAATTGCTTTTTATTCCAAGCTTCAGTGTTGATGTGTGGTTCCATATATTCATGACCTTCACCAACATTTAATCGTTTAGGATGCTTCCATTTGCGACTATCGGTAATAACAGGCTCTTTGATTTTTCGTTTGTTCCAAGCCTTGGAAAAATCAATAAGCGTATCAATTCTTAAACAATGATCGATAAATTCAGTAACTCGTTCTTTACCCCAACGAGCAATATATTTGCGAATTCTTGTTCCATGATTAGCCAACTGGTTCATCATGTTTTGAGAAGTTGGGCTGAAAAATACATTATTTTTGAAAAAATCATTATGACCCAAAGCGTGAGCGATAACTGTTACGTTATCGACCATCGTATTGGAATCCAGGCAATAAATATAACAAGGATTTGTATTGATAACCATTTCGTAGATTCTGTGCATTCCATGCTCATATCCACGTTGCAACTCTTCGTATTCCATTCCCCACTGCCAATGCGGATAACGAACAGGAAATCCACCATAAGCGGCGACTTCGCTAATTTCATCATAAGTAAGCATTTGCACAACGGTAGGATAAAAATCCAAACCGAAATCACGACATGCTTTGAAAATATCTGGAATTAGCTTCTTCAAATCCTCAGGGATTTGAAGACCGGGAACCGTATTATCGCCCATAAGTAGCGATGTGCCATGCAGAAAGTTATTTGACATTTAAACCCCTCCCGGTGTGAGTTGACCACTATCAGCTTTTTTACTAGGCTTTTTTGCACCAAGCAAATCTATAATTGCTTTTTTAATCTGAGAATCTCGTTCTTCATCAGACAACTGCGGCGAGTATCCGTAATTGTTTTGAGAACTTTGCTTATTATTCTCAATTCCCACGGCTGTAGTGCGAATATTTTCCACACTCGCTAATTCCTTATCAACATATTGTTTCAAACTATCTTGATAAGCCCCAGCCATCACTTGAGTAATACCTACGAAATTCACGGTATCTGGCGGGAATTGCTCTTTAATGGTATTTACAAACTCTTTGTTGTCATCGTGCCAATTTTCACCATCCGTGAAATAAAACACATAAAAATTCCATTTATTTGGCGGGAATCTACTTTCGAATTGTTTGCCAATTAATTTAAGTGCTGAACTGCAAATTGTGCCGCCACCGTAACGATAACGATAAAACTTGTTTTCATCTACTTCAGCAGCATTGGTATCGTGCCAAACATAACAACGCTCAACTCGCTTATAAAATCGGCGAATCCAGATATCAATCCACCAGCACATGTCGGAAACAATATCGCACTTATATTGATCCATTGATGCTGATCCATCTCTTGCGAAAAAGATAACAGCATTGCTGGCAGGTTTTTTGATAATCTTATATTGTCGATAACGACGGTCGGAATTAATTGGCGTTATCAACTGTACTGGCTGGTCGAAGCCAGGAATCCAATGTAATTTATTTAAATCACCTGTTGCAGCATGTCGCTTCAAAGCTTGAATCATTGTGCGACGACGATGAATTAAACTTTGAGGACCAACCAATGAAATACTTGTATATTTCAATTCTTCTTCTTCGAAAGTTTCATTGGGTTTTGGCTTAAGATCAGGCAATTGCAATTCATCTTGCAAGAATTTTAATACTTCTTCTAAATCCAAAGAAATGATGATTCCATCACCTTCTCCTTGACCGGCACCATTACCTTGTCCATCCTTTGGACCTTTCTTGATAATATCGCCCTTTTTGCCTTTGCCTCGTCCTACACCTTCTCCATTATCGCCATGAACGATATGAGGAATATCCATTTTAGGGATAGTAATAGGAACTCTTTGACCATTGGGACGTGTGCGAAAAATAGTCCCATTATTGACAAACTTCTTTAATGCTTTACGGATTCTACCGCCGTATACATCACGGAAGTCCTTGTGATCTTCCTCAATTCTGCGTGGGCACATGAGTTTGTTCCTTTACAACAGTTTTATATTTTTTAAACATATCACTTTTCCAAGTACTAGTTTTGACCCACTGCAAGTATAACTGATATATTTATTTTTTCAATATCAGTTTACGAAAACAGCACCCGAAGGTGCTGTTTTGTTTGTGTGTTTTATTCAACTTACTTTACAAAATTAGGTTGTCCGTCATTGACTTCCCAATACAAATGCACCCATCCCAATGGGATATAATGCGAAACGTTTTGCTTATCGAAAACCCTATGTCCATTTCGAGACACATTTAATTGCAAAGGATTTTCAATCTTAACCGCTTTATCGCCAAAATCATAAACTCGATATTTCTCGGAAGAGATATCTGTAAATTTCAAATCAGTACCGTTATTAAACATTTTATTTCCTTTTCTATTCTGTGCGTTACTGTTAGTTAAAACAAACGGCAACTCAACAACAGCGTTGAGTTGCCGTGGTTTAATCTTCAATCGAACTCAATTTCAGTTGTCCCGGTGCGAAAGTTGCCGACTTTAATTCAAATAGGGGTGAGAATTTAAATTCTCACCCCTATTGAATTAATTTTCGTCTGCTACGTCTCCCCGAGCGAATATGCTGCCCACGTAGTTCAAAATATCCGTAGCCGACTGTTCGTTGTAACCGTGTTGCTTGATAAGACGATGCTTGATGGCATCAATCTTTTCTTGCAAAGCATTATCAACAACAGTTGCACCACTAGTATTCAAAGCAGACAATTTAATATGATCCTTCGTGTCTTCGAATAGCTTTGCCTCTAAAGCCTTCTTCAGCTTAGGGTTACTGTCCCAAGTGAATTGCTTTTTCTGAGCCGATAAAGTTCCCATGAACGAAGTGATGCTGCGTCGGAAATCATCAACACCAATTTCAGGGATATCGATCTTCTCTTCAATCGAACGCATTAATCGTTCATCTGGTTCTTGTTCCTTACCCGTGTAAGGATTAACAACCTTCGAATCGTTAATGAATGCGACAACATTATCGATATAATTTGCACACAAGCGGATAATTGTTTCTTCATCACCAACCAAAGCCTTTTGAACTTCAGTTTTAAGAATCTGATCCAATTCCTTCATGGCGGCATCGATACAAGTAATATACTTGTTTTGTTCATCCTTGTTTGTAATCAAGGAAGAATTCGCTACGCCATCTCGCAATTCATTTAAGACCATGAATGGATTGATATAATCGTGATGAGACGACAAACAATTTGCAATCTTATCTTGAACATATCGTGCCGAGACACCAGCATACATGCCTTCGTCAGGATATTTGTCTCGCAATTCCTTAACGGTATCTTCGGTATATCCTGGGAGGTATTTGCCATCATACAACTTGGCCTTATCGACCAAAGATAGCTTCCCATCCTTATCATCACTTAAACGGGTCAAAATAGCCCATAATGAGGCAACTTCGAGCGTATGTGGTGCAATGTGCTGTTTGACCTTATTAGGACCGTAATCCTGCTTTAAAACAGCCAATTCATCACTGTGACGGAGAAGATAAGGAACGTCGATTTTCACTGTGCGATCTCGCAAAGCTTCCATCGTCGTATCGTTTTTGAGCTTCTCATATTCAGGATTATTAGTGTGACCAATTAGCACTTCATCAATCGAAATTTGAGCAAATTTCTTAGGTTTGATGCTGCGTTCTTGGCTGGCACCTAACAAATCGTAAAGGAAAGCTTTATCGAGCTTCAACATTTCGATAAATTCAGCAATTCCACGATTACCAACTTCCAATTCGCCGTCAAAGTTGAAAGCACGAGGATCGGAATCGGCACCGAAGTGTGGCAATTTGCTGTAATCAATATCGCCGGTCAATTCCGTAGCATCCTGGTTCTTTTCGTCCTTCGGTTGGAAGGTAGCGATACCAACACGGTCTGCTTCCGAATAAACCTTGCGAACAACACGAATGTGTTCGCCCACAACCTTGAGCCAATCGCCCTTATAACGAAGAAGAAGTTCAGACATAAACTTCTTGCAACGAGGGTTCAATTCGCCTTCGCTCTTAAGCGTATAAGCCGAAATCTTGTCTTTTTCAGGAGTTTGTTCCAACATAACTTCGTTCAATTGAGCGAAGAATTTATTGCGAATTTCTTGAGGGATTAACTTCAAAGGATCATCGTGCATCGGGCATTCATCTTCAGCATGCGTATAAATGCCATCTTTGCCTGTTGGCAAACCAATCCATTTGTAGGTGTACCAAGCACCATCATCAAGCTTGGAATAATCTTCCAAGCCTCTCTTCAAGAGACGGCAGATTGTAGATTTTGAAGAACCCACAGGACCGTGCAACAATAGAATACGCTTTTCAGTGCCATAACCACCCGCCGCACCACGGACAAATTTAACAAACTTGTCCAACGTATCTTCTAGACCGAAAATAGGGATTTTTTCATTGTCAAAGAAACTGTAATGCGTATACGTTTTACGGTAACGCTTACATTGCTTTGTGCCCTTGCTCATAATCATATCGTATAAACGTTGATATGCACTACGAGCGAGTTTTGGACGAGCTTGGCAAAGATCAATATATTGAGAAAATGACATTTCTTCATGAAGCGTTTTAAATTCATCATGATTAAATTGACCTGCTAACCAATCTAGTCCTGTTTTTAATTCTTCACCCATTATTTTTTCCTCTGATTAGAATGAGAACTTAAGATCAGTGCCTTAATCTCGTTTGTGGATGAGATCAATTAGCACATGAGAAAGTATAAAAGGAAAACAAATAGAGAACAAGTCCAAAAGATAAAATTATTTTAATCCCCAAGATCAATGCCTAGATATCCAAAAATTATAGCCGAGAGCAATACACCAACAATTATCGCTAAAAACAAAACAATTAGATTTGTCATTTTAAATTCCGAAATTATTTAACGTCACCGAAGTGTTTACCATGAGAAATGTCATCAATATTTCTATAAGGGTTTTTGCCCACATGACTGAGTTTTTCCGCAGTTTCACGGTCTTTTTTCAATTTAGGTTGCACATATCTAAATCGATAATCATGCCCTTGTCCATCAGAAGTCCAGCGATCTGTGCCTACTGGATTAGAGAAATTAAAGTTCCCCATACTTACCAATTTGGTTTTTCTAGATGAATTGCAAGCTGGGCATTTGACGCCCTTATATTTGCCTGTTTCGTCAAAAGAAGTTAATTCTTCGTAGTATGCACCACATTTTTTACATTCGAATTCGTAAAACGCCATTATTCCTCATGTTCTGAAATCAGTTTGGAAAATGTCTTATAAGACTCTGAGATCATCTTTAACTTAGTTTTATAAGAAACAAATTTCCACAAAAAAGAATTTTCTAACATTTTAATTGCGCCCGCTAGAATTCTTCGATTCAAATTAGCTTCTACTAAAGCTAATTCAGCCATTTTTATGCCATTATTTTCATACGCCATATCATCGACATCATCAAAGTCATCGTGAAAAA